TAGCCGCCGAAGCGGTCCTGATTGCCCATGCCCAGCAGCAACTGGTACGTCCGCAGCATGCGCACTGCGGTGCGCACCTGAGAGCGCGGCATCAGCACGCGCATGATCGCTGGCGCGGTGGTGGCACCACTGCCGTCCAGCCGAAAGCCGATGCGCCGCCCAGAAAATGGCTGCGCCGCGGGCAGCATCGACTGCGGCGAGGTGTTGGCCACGCCGAACTGGCTGTACGCGCCGCCCTCGGCGTTGACGTTCACCGTCATCTGTGTGCCGGCGCCCAGGTTGTCGCCCTCGACGTCGATCTGCAGCAATTGCTTGGGCGTCGCGGGGTGGCCCCAGTCCTGGCCAGGCACGAAGAAGCGCCACGATTGGGCGAAGCGATACTCGCTGTCCTGGAGCGGGTTTTCCGTCCGCGGCAGGATCGCGTAGTTGAGCTGGTTGCCAGAGCCGAACCAGAGCCGCGGCGGCGAGCTGAGCCCCGAGACGTACAGCAGGTAGCAGCGCTGCCCTGGCACGAAGATGATGCCGCCGTGCCACAGCATCGGTGAAGGCCCGATCGCCGACGGCGACGGCCCGTAGCCGTAGCCATAGCCAAACGGTGAGACACCCGCGTCGCCCTGCATGATGTCGCGGCCCATGCAGATATAGGTGTCCACGCCGTTGTAGAGCGAGATGATCTGCCACGGCCCGTACGACGTGGACGCCAGGATTTTTCCTCGCACCGGCGTCTCGTTGGGCAGACCATGGCCAGGCGTGACCGTCACCAGGCGGCCCGAGGCGGCGCCGCTGACATCGAGTCGAAACAGGCCGCTCAGGTGGCCGGTGTAGACGAACCCGCCGCTCGAGTGGCCAGCGATGCCGTTTTCGTCGTCGATCGCCTGGGCGAAGAACGGCATCAGGTTGGGGCTGTGGCCGGTCACACCGTCGACGTCGTGCAGCCCGTTGGTCTTGGCCACATACACGTGCGTCTGATCGCCGATCAGGCGGTTGATGCCGTACGTGGTGTCGCCGACGGAGATCGCCGCGCCCCAGTTGGCGGGCGTGAGCGGTGCCGTGGCCACGTTGCGCACCGAGCTCGCGGTGTCCTGGGCGATGAGCTGGAAGGCACCCGTGGTGCCGAGCGGGCCGCTCGACTGGTACCAGGCGGTGGCCATCGACTTTCGCAGCACGCCGGCGTTGTTGGTCCAGCCGCCCGCGCCGGGCGCCGCCTTCTGCCACAGCAGGCCGGGCGCACTTGAGCTGCTCGAGCCCACACTGGTCCCGCAGTACAGCGCGCCCGCAAACGTCTCCAAGTCCCAGGCGACGTTGCCCGCGCCCAGGTCCAGGTCCTGCACGGGCGTGCCCGTACCGCCAGGAATCTGGTAGACGAAGCGGCCGGCGCCGACATACAGGTCGCCGCCGTACTGCATCGCGCAGCGCGGAAAGTCGAGCACGCCGGGCAGGCTGACCGCGTTCACGAACGGGCCCGGCAGCACCAGGCGCGGAAAGCGTGCGTCGACGTTTTCACCCCAGGCGTACGTTCCACCCAACAGGCGCCAGGAATAAAAGGCGCCCAGGTGAAAGGTGTCCATCACCAGGGGCTCGTCGCTCGGGTCGACCGGCTCGCCGGTCAGTTGCGGGATCGAGGTCTGGTCGTCGCCGCCCGTTGCCCGACCCTGGCCCCTGCCGCCATTCGCCGCGGCGCTGTGCTGAAACAGCGTGTAGTCGTTACCGTTGATGTTGACGCTGTCGCGGAGCGGAAAGACCGGCACGCTAGGCCGGCGTTACGACCGTCGAGCCGTACCCGAAGTTGTCGCGCGAGCGCACCGAGAGCACCGCTGGCCAATGCTGCTTGCGTACCTTGGGGTGTTCGAGCGTCAGCCGCTTCCACTGATTGGCGGCCGCGCGCGCCTGCGCACGTAGCGCGCGCGAAGTCGTCTGGTCGTCGGGCATGCCCCACTTGCTGAGCTCGAGGTGCACCCACGGCGCGCCGACGATCTCCATGCCCATGAGCGGCAAGAGCGCCTGGTCAGTCTCGTTCTGCAGCCCCTCGGTCAAGGCCATCGCCCAGCCGCTGCCGGTATTCAGCCACCACGACATCGGCACGAACAGGCGCGGCTTGAGCGTGTCGCCGGCGTTCAGCGGCGGCATGATCTCGATGCCGGGATTGTCGCCACCGGGTACCCAGCGCCAATTGACCATCAGGATGTCGTCGTCGTTGGCCTGCATGCCTGAGCTGCGGTAGTAGACCTCGACGATCTGGTCCTCGGCCTGCAGCCACGGGTAGAGCGTGCCGACGGGATAGACGCGCTGGTCCTGCACCGCGGCGATGCTCGTCGTCTGCACGGTCCAGCACTCGGCGAGCACCTTGTTGATCAGGTCGTTCAGCCCGACCCGCCCCTCGTAGCGAATGGGCGGCAACTTGCCCAGAAACTCGACCACGGTGCCCGAGGGTGTGGCTACGGTGTGGTTGCGCTCGACGGTCACCGTGCCGTTGCCGGCGTTCAGGCCGCCATACACCACCCGCCGCACCTGGCCGGCGTTCGGCCCCGCGGGCTGATATTCCCAGGTGTTGCCGAGATGCGTCGCCTGCAATTCGCTCGATTGGAAGTCGGCGATGACGAGTTGGTTCTGCTGCAGTGCGAGTGTGGTGGTGGTGGTCTGAATATTGAAACCGGCCATGTCGGCCAGGCGGTGGCGGTATTGCGTCAGCGTGGCAGGCACTGGAAAAACTCAGGCGTTGGCCTCGAAGGCAACCGTTGCCATCACCCGCGCGTGTCCGGTCGTGGCCGGGATCGAGTTGATCTGGATGGTCAGCCGATCACCGGGCCGTAGATTGCGCGAGTTGGGGTCCGGCAGCGGATTGGCGAACTCGCCAGTCGACGCGGACGCCAGTGTGGGCTTGTTGGCGGCAATTGAGTAGACGGTCGTGCCGTTGAGCAGCACGTCGCCGACGGTGTTGCCGGCGCCCACGCCGGCGGTAACCGCCAGGAACTTCACACCGGTGATGCGCTCAAAGCATGGCGCGACGTATTCGAACAGGATCTGGGCGGCGGTGACCGCAGCTTGCGAGTAGCCCTGGGCGGTATCGCAGATGTTGCCGGGTTGGGAGCGGGTGCCTGGCATGAGGGGAAAAGCCTCCTACCTTACTAGCAGGGGTAAGCCTGTCCTACGGAGTTTTCTCAATGGGGATACGGCGCGCCGCGTGGCGCCGCTCGCGACGTCGCTCGTTTGCCCGCTGGCGCTGCTCGTCGCTGATCTGAACTTGTGCCGCGACGGGTGGTGTCTCGTCCTCCTCGTCCTCGTCATCGGATGACCGCTGCCTGGGTCGGCCGTAGCCCAGCGCGTCGAGCGCGGCGGCCACGCCAGTGGCGATCGCTAGCGGGTCGGCGGTCTTGCCACCGGCGACCACGCCACTGCGCAACAGCCCGTCGACGATGACCTGGCCGAGCTCCATCTGCTGGCGGCGATCCCTGTGCATGACGTCCTGGTGCTGCTTGAGTGCGCGGTCGGTGGGAAAATCGTCGCGGTCGCAGTACGCGCACGCGTCGGGCGTCTGGGGCAGTGATGTGCCCTCAAGCTGCGGAAAGTGGACCGGGCGCGCGCCGTGCCAGCAGCCCTGGGCCTTGCGCGAGCCGCCACCGGGTGTGCCCCGGTGACTCGGATGCTCCCTGGACTGACCGACGTGCTCGTCGCAGGTCGGCACCAGCGGTGGCCGCAGGTGGTAGCCCAGCTGCACGATCTGCTGCACGGACATCTCATGCGCGCCGCCGGCCTGAAACAACGGCTCGTAGGGATGGTCCATGTAGTACGCGTGCGAGCAATACTGGCCGTAATCGTTCAGCGGCTGGATGCCGCGGTTGATCTTCTTCATCAATTCCAGCGGCTGCGCGTCGCAGGCATGGATCTCGCCATTGGGAAAACGGCAGTAGACCAGGCCCTGGTCGGCGATCACCGCGCCGGGCTCGCTCGGTCTCAGGAGTTCAGCCATGCAGGTGGGGGCTCACCTTTCTCGTGGACGTACTCGGTCGGGATGACGGCGCGGTGGAAGACGGCTTGATATTCCCAGTCGACCTCATCGGTCATCAGGTGCGCCGCCTGCGGCCCGAACTGGGGTAGGGTCGAGATACGCCACAGACTATCGTCGGGCGGTTCTGCCCGCGCGGCGTGACCTGGCTTCCGGCTCACCTTGGGTGGACGTTTGCCAAAGCCCTTGATGGGCACGACGGGCATCGGGCCGCGAGGTCTGGCATCAGACAGGCCGACGAAGGTCCAGCCTTGCTTGCCGAGGCCACGGATGGTGCGCTCGAGCGCCCAGTTGCGCGCCTTGTCGAGCTCGTCCGGGCTCGCGCGAGCAGAAACGCGGACGTGGAAGCGCACCACGTACGCACGCTGCCCCTGTTCCGGCTTCAGCAGAATGGCGGGCATCAGTTGTAGACGACGTTGAACGCGCCGGCGGAGCCCGGCGTGCAGTACATGCCAGTCCTCGCTGGCACGTCGATGGGGACGACGCCAACCGCGGGCGTCGTCGCGGTAAACAGGACGGTGCCCGAGGCCGCGCTGGGATTGTCGTAGATGGTGATGCTGCCCGTGATGGCAGCCGTGACAATGAGCTTCATCAGCCGACCCGCGCGCGGCTTGACAACGCCGGCCACGGTGGTGAACGACACGTAGTCGGCACCGGAGAAGACGTTCTGACTCACGGGATCACTAGTTCTCAACCATGGATGACATACTCCTATGCAATGCTTGGCACATGTTCACGGACCTGGCATACACGGCTGGTTTTCTCGATGGCGAGGGCCATGTCGGCATGACGAAATGGGGGACGAGTTGGCTGCCGGTGCTCATCATTACCAACACGGATCGACGTGTCATCGACTGGCTGGTCGAACGGTATGGCGGCAAGGTGTATATCCATGATCGTCGCAACAGCGTGCATAAGCCGCGCTTCAATTGGCGACTCGTAGGTAAACACGCCACCACGCTGCTGGAGCAGGTCCTGCCGTATTTGATTCTGAAGCGCCAGCAGGCCGAACTCTGCCTCCGGTACTACTCGGAGGGCGGCAATTTTCATGATGGCAATAATCGATTGCCGCACACTGAGTACAAACGGCGTCGCCAACTTCACGCCGAACTCAAGGAACTAAATAGACGAGGAACAACTGCCGCTACTTGACACACAAAAGTTTGACTGTCCAGTCAGAGCTATTCGTCGTGGCAGATGCGGCCTCATCCGCTTCCAATCGTTCGTACATACCGTATATCGTATCCATCGAGACCACCCAACTTAGATCAAGCGGTGAGTACCAAGTGTGGGTAGTAGGTTGCCTTTGAATGGCCTTGAAATAATGGCTCTTCGACCAGAACGCGCCAGTCGCGTTGGGCGCCGTGCCGGCCAAAAGTTGTGACTCGTAGGCATCGGCCCCGTACAACCTGCCGACTTTGGCCTCCTCGACGGCGGTGCCGGTCTCGGCGTCGCCTATATACAACTGGTTCGTAAATTTTTCGAGTTTTAAGAAGCCGCTATAGGTGGCCGGTGGGACCGCGATGAACCACGGTCGCGGCGCGGCCTGGTTGCGTAGCAGCGTGCGGCTCTGGATCAGGTTGTCATCTGTCAATTCAGCCCCAGTGGTGCCGACGGAGTTGGTCGCCGCGGAGAACAATCCCGCCGCGTCCACGTCCATCTGGCGCGCGAGCGCGTACGCGCCGGCCAGGGTCGTCTCCGAGCGGATGTCGTAGCGGCTCTGGATCTCGGCGATGTCCTCAATCATCTGCGCCAGGGCGCGGTGGCCGTTGGTCATCGGCAGGATGAACTGCTGCTGCGTCTCGGTGATGGCCTGCGGCGTGATCGGCGTGCCTGGTGCCTTGGCGGCGGTGGCCAGGTTGTGGCGCGAGGGCAGGTTGATGGTGTTGGCGTGCTGATCGACGAGCGCGCTCTTGTCGTCGAACAGTGCCGCGACGACGACGTCGAATTGAATGCCGCGGTTCAGTTCTGGCGACCACACCTGGTCGATATACGTTGCGCCAGTCGTGATCGTGACGTTGGCCAAGGTATGAACCCTCCGTACGAGGGCGTCTTTGTCAGAAGCCCAAAAAAATCAGGTGCGGTTGGCGGCGCGCTCCGCTTCGGCCGCCATCAACGCCGTGAGCGCATCAACCTGCGCTGGGCGCAATTGGCGGGCTTCCTTGGGCGACATCGCCGCGTATTGCTCGAGTGTGATGGTGTCTGAGCTGCTGCTTGGTCCATTGGCGCGTTCAGGCGTGGCGCGCGAGCCTACCAGGCGTCCGCGCAGGCCCTCGAGCTCGGCCTCGAGCCGAACCACCTGCTCGTCGCGTGATCGCTTGCCCAGGTCAAACGCTCGTTTGGCCAACTCGGCGGCAGACGGCGCGGTGTGCAGGTTCTGGTAATCGGCATCGGCGATGCCGTCGAGGTCCTTGAGGTTCGCGAAATCGGCAGCCATCTCTTGCAGGACCTGCAGACGGGTGGTCTGCATGAGCGCCTGCGCCTGCTGGTTGCCGCGATACATCTGCAGGATGCCCCGCCGCGCTTGGTCCTGGGTGGCGTAATCGGGTGCCTCTAGGTCGCGGAAGAGTTTTTCGACGCGTTGATTGGCCTCCTGCTGCGTTTGCTGCATGAGGCTTGCTTGCTGTTGCGTTTCCTGTTCGCGCTGCAGGGCCGCGCGACCCTCGGCCAGGCCTCGCTGGTACGCGTCTTCGTTCGCTCGACGCCGGGAGCCCTGTGGCTGTTCAGTCGGCGCAGGTCCAGCAGCTACTTCGGGCGACTCAGACGGTTCGGGCGGCGCAGCTTCCGGTGCCGGCGCGGGCGCGGCTGGTGGGGTTTCTGCTGGGCGGAGCTCTGGCGCGTACAGCGCCAGATCCGGGCCGAGCTGGATCGAAACCTGGTCAGCGGGCGCGGGCGTGGCAGGTGCGGCTGGATCGACCGAAGGCGGAGGCGTGACCTCTTGGGTCATGGCTCAGACAGCCGAAAGCGTACAACCCTTGTCTCGCCTATCCAAACCGGTTATAAGAGGGCTCCCGCGCCGTTGGAGCGGCCGGGAGCATGGCAACAGAAAGGATCGACTTTCCGATGCACCTTCGATCGTACCGCGCGCTCGCGCGCACCGTGGCTCTTGCGAGCCTGCTGGCCGTCCTCGCCCTGCCAGCCATTGCCTCGGCCCAGTCGTACTCAAGCACGTATTCTGGCTACGCCGAGACGTATCCGACCTACGGTGGCGGCTCCACGACGTATTACTCCAATGGCGTCTCTGCCCAGACGTACCCGACGTATGGCGGCGGGTACTCGACGTACTACTCCGACGGCGGCTATGCCAATAGCACGCCAACCTATGGCGGTGGCTATTCGACGTACTACACCGCCCCGGCGTACGGTTACCCGTACCCCTGAGGTATAAAAGGCTCCCGCGTCGAGTCCGACACGCCTCGACCGGGAGCACGGCACCGAAAAGGAGTCAAGCCGTTCGATGCACAACCAGTCTAACGAACCGCCTGAGCACCGCCACCCGGAGCTCGAGCGCATGATCGCTGAGCGATACCGGCTGCTCCATGAAGTCACCGTGACGGGCTTCGCCGACCTGCTCAGAGAACTGCGCGATGGCTTCGAACAGGTTAACGCTCGGTTTGAACAGGTTGACCGCCGGTTCGATCGTGTCGAACAGCGCCTAGACGGGATCGAGGCCTATCTTCGACGCATCACCCCGGACGGCCAGTAGGCATGACGCAATCGCAGCCTAGCGCAGATTCTCTCATTGAAATCGGTCCAGGATTTTCCGTTCCCAAGTCACGACTAGCGAGAACCCTCTGGCCAGGACTCAGCGACGACGTATTAGCGGCACTCAACAACGTCGACGCCGACGAACTGCTGAGGCAATTCCGCATGCACTTTGACCCGCCTCCCTACCAACTGGATTGGTCTGCTGCCGAATGGGCCGAACACCGGCGCAGGATTGCTGAACAGAAAAACCGCGGCTCAGACAGCCCCGGCTGACGTTGCGGCCATCAATCGTTGCAGGCCTGTCTGGCCACCTAGCAGCGACTGCATCAATGCCGCGTGCGTTGCCTGTGCACGCATGATCGCCGCCTGATTCAGATACTGATCCGCGAGACCAGCCGGTAGATAGCTCTCGACCGGCGCGAGGACACCGGTCCCGATCATGCGGCCGGCAGCATCCGTGCCCATGTCGCGCAGCACCATTTTCTCGGCCGCGCTTGAGGCAGCCTGGTTGATTTGCTGGAGCGCGACGCGCTGCGCCTCGAGCGGCATCGTCCGCCACTGGGGAGACTGGAGCAGGCTGCCCGTTGCCTGGCGCAATACCTGGCCACGATATTCCTCATAGCGATGCTGCTCCTCGGGCGTGAGACGGATCTCGGCTGATGGACCGTACGGTATTGTCTCGGGTGCACGGGTGGGAGTGACGTCCGCAGCAGCCATGGCCGCCAACACGGGATTGGGATTGACGACACTGCTACGCGGCAACAGCAATCCGGCGCCCTGTTGTGGATTGGGCACAGCCTCGCCGGCTGCGGTCAGACGCGTCGGCACGTTCTGACGCAGGCCCGGCAAGCCCATCTGGATCGCCTGCGAAACGAAGGCGGCCGGAGCACCGGGTTGCGGTGGCGGCACCTGGCGAGCATAGGGATCTTGCAGGCTTGCGATATTGCCGAGCAACGCGCCCTGTGGAATGAGCGACTGGATGACGCTCGCGACCTCAGACGGTGCAGCTCTGCCGAGCTGCGCGCTCGAGCCGATCGCGTTCAGCACTGAGCCGACCGAACGCAGGAAGGTTTCATTGTTGAAATAGCGACCTTCACGCGCCGCGAAGTCACCCAGCATGTCCAGCGCATTCGGCGGCCGTTCGCCCTGGGGTGTTTTGATCAGCCCCATATAGCCGCCCTGTTCCGGGCCATGCGTCGCCTCATACGCGTTGGCCCCCTGCGTCAGTGCCCAGCCGACTGGTCCCAAGAGGTGGCTATCGAAGTAGCGCCCGCCGATGCGAATCGAATCGGGGCGCCAGCCCATATCCTCGAGCGTCTGGCGCGCCGCCGGATCGGCGGGACCTTCACCGGTGATATTGCCCTGTCCAGCCTGGTTGTAAGCCTCGTATGCGAGCCCGAGACCGATCAGGTTATTGCGTAGGCGCTGTGCGAGTGGTGTCACCGCGTCGGCTGCGCCACGCCCCGCAAAACCAGTGGGGCCGGCGTATGGTCCTGCGCCAACTGCCGCGCGCGCCACGTCCCAGGCAGTGCCAGCTATACCCAGGGGAGAGGTCTCGAGGCCCTGAGTGGCGATGTGATAGCCGACATTGAAAATCGGCATTATGAATCGCAGCATCGGCGATTGGTCGACCGCATTTCTCAATGCCTGACCCGTAGTGCCGAGCGCGCCAGTCAATGCGGCTCTATCGCCTGCCTGCTGCATCGCGGTGATCATGTCCTGCGTGGGGTTGGCCACCAGTCTGCTGACCTCGGCCTGCCAAGCTGGGCCGAAACGAACGAAGCCGGCGTCGGTAGCCTCGGTGGCAGCACCGCGCCACAAGTCCATGTGCTCTGCGATCTGACGCGACAGGTCCTGCAGCACTGGGTGCAGGCGGACCGCGCCGATGAGTCCCGTCTCGGCCGCTTGCGCGCCCAGACCACCACCCATCTGCTGTGCCAACGTGCCTGGTTGGCCGAGCGTTTGCGCGGCGGTGAGCGCCCATGAGCGCAGACCCTGCATGGCACCGTACAACTCCATCGGCACGGCCTCAGCATGTCCGCTGAGCACAGATGCCGGTACATCACTGAGCAACTTGAGCCCTGCCTGAACTGGCGTATTCAGCGCGATATGCGCGAGCGAAGGAATCCCGCCGGCCAGAGACCCGATACGCGTCGCCTGAATCAAATCACCGATATTCGGCAATCCTGTTCGGGCAATAGCTGGTGGCTGAAGCGCACCGCCCACCGGTTGAACGGCGCCGCCCACCGCGAGGACCGCATTCTGCGCGCGCTCGAGATCTTCGGGTGTCATCCGCGGGTTGGGCAGGAATGTGCCGTACTTATCTTGGAGATCCGCCATCACGTTGATGGGATGATTCGGCTCGGTGATATTGGGGAAATACTCACGTCTCAGCGCGTTGATGTCGCTGTTGGCGATCAGGTCGCCCACGCGCTGCATCGCTCGAGCCGCCTCGGGGACCGGACCGAATTCCGCCGGATTGGTCAGAAACGCGCCGAGTCCGCCCAGGGTCCCGCCAAGGACAGGCGCACCGGCGATCGCCTGACCGAGCGGCGAGGCAGCCAGGTTCTGCAACGCGCTCTGACCAGCCGGAAATAACGGCGCGTTCAGATCGATCGCGCCAGGTGGCGAGGGAAGACCGAGCGCATTGCCCAGAACGCTTCCCGTGAGCGCCTGCTGCGCCGTGGCCTGCAGTGGCTGTAGTACGCCACCCGCGGCGCTCAAGACCGTCTGCGGCAGCGCCAGTGTGGCATTCAGGGCATTCTGGGTGGTGGGGCCGAGCGCACCGCCGAGCGCGCTCGGCGCGTTCATCACTGCCTGACCCACTGCGGTGTTGGCCAGGTCGGGCCGCACGCCCGAGGTGATCAGATTCTGGACTTCCTGGACTGCCGACTGCCCCGGCAGCAAGCTCGCGGCGGTCGACAGCGCCTGTCCGGCGATATTCGGGATACCCGCGGCAGTGAGCGCGTTGCTTGCGAGCTGCTGGCCGAGATCCAGAGACGGTTGGATCAGCGGCTGCGTGAGTTGCTGCACGGCGGGCTGGATTGCCGCGAATCCGCCGCCCAGCGCCGTGGTCGCCTGCTGACCAACGTTGGTCACGGCGTTCAGCACGTTCTGGGCCTGCGTCATGATGCCCTGCGAGACCGGCTGCAGGAGATTGCCGGCGGCCGAGGTAAGCGCCTGCGCGCCCTGGGCGATGGTGCCTGCGCCTTGCTGCAACAGTTGCCCGACGGCGCCCGGCACCTCGCCGATCGCCTGTCCGGCGCTCGAGGCCAACTGACCGACCGACTGGGCCAGCCCGTCCTGCTGCGCCAGTGGATGGTCGGCGAAGATCGCGCCGCGAGCGGCACCCTGCGACTGCGGCATGGCGTTGATCTGCGCCGGCGTCATCCATTCAGAGCCGCCCTTCAGATCGGTGCCCGAGGTGCCGACGTGCAACTGTCCAGTCTGCGCGTTGTAACCGTCGACATAGAAGTAGTGGCCGGGCGTGTCGACGATGACCGGGTTGCCGCCCTGCGCGTCGCGGCCGACCTGACCCCAGTCGACGCCCTGGCTGTAGTGGGCGTCCACGCCCAGGCCGTGCAGCAATGCCACCTCGGATTGTGGCCCGGCCATGCCCTGCTGGGGATTCCAACCGACCTGTTGTGCGAGCGCCTTGGCCTCGGCGACGGTCGGATTGCGGCCATACGTCTGCGCGAATGCCAGCGCCGCGGCTGGTCCGCAGAACGCAATCGCATCGCCCGAGCTCAGACCCATCTGGAATTGCGATGTCTCGGGCGTTGGCCGCGCGGCACGATCAGCCTGGTTGGCGATCTGGGGCGTATTGATCGCCTCGCCCTGGCCGGGTTGCTGCGCCTGGGCTGCGGGTGTCTGCAACTGACCCTTGGCGCGCATGTCGCCGAGCGTGCCCTGGATGTCATGCGCAATCGAGTTGACCTGTGTCGCCCAGTTCGGATCGGTCGCGTAGCCGGCGGCGCGGATGTTGGACACCAGGTGGTCGGCGTCGCCATCCTGGGCGTATTGCTGCAGCGCTGGGCCGTAACGCGGATTGTCGCGCAGGAACGCGGCGAAGTCGCGCATCGACTCGACCGGGTCCGAATACGAGCGGAAGGTGTCCTGAATGTTGACGCGCTGGCCGCCATAGACTTCCTGCGTCGCGATCGGCCCGGTATTGGCACCGGTCTGCGGGTTGGAGCCCTTGATGCCGTACAGGTTGTTGCTGGCGACCGCCTGACCCCAGCCCGTCTCGTTGGCGGGGATCGCGAGCAGCACCTGCGCGGGTAGCCCACTCTCGGCGGCGACCTGCTCGGCAGCCGGAGCGAGACTGCGGATGAACGCGTCCTTGCCCTTGCCCACCTCCGTCGGCGCAGTCGCCGGGGCAGGCGTTGGCGTGACGGTCGCTGCCGGCTGCGGCGCAGGCTGCGGGCTCGGCGTGGGTGTCGGTGTCGGCGGTTGCGGCATCGCGCCGGCGGCCTGGGGGCCCAGCACGCGGCTGATCAGGTCCTGCGCCTGCGACGGCACCTGGCCGAGTGCCTGCTGCACGCCGCTGAGCACGTCGCTGGGCAGGGGTGTGCTGGACGGCGTGGGCACCGGTGCCGGCGCAGGCGCGGCGTCGCAGCAGCCGACGGCTGGGTGAGGTTGGCGATCATCTGGTCGGCCCAGCTCTGGCCGCGATCAGCCTGGCTCTGCGGTGCCGGGGTGGGCGTGGGCACGGGCGCCGGTGTTGGCGTGGGGACTGGCTGTGGCGGCGGCGATGGCGGCGGTGGCGGAGGCGCGGCGGCGGCCTGGAGTTGCGCGAATTGCTGCTGCGCTTGCTGCTGGGCATTGGCGATCTGCTGACCCGCCCACTCGTTACCGGCCTGAATCTGGTTGTGCAGGTCCTGGACGCGCTGCTGCGCCCACATCTGGCCCTGCTGCGCCAGATAGGTGGCGTCGTCCAGCCAGATGCCGCTGCCGGCCACGAGCTCAGGCTAGCCGCATCTGTTCGCTCGGCGCGGCCTGACCGAGGCGGCTCTGGGCATATTGCTGCAGGAACGAGGGCAACGATCCGCCGAGCGCGCCGAGACCTGAACCGAACGCCTGCAACTCCTCGGGTGTCAGGCGCTCGAGCGTGCCGGGCGCGAGTGCCTGGCCACCGCCAGCCATGATGGCCTGGATCGTGCCGAGCGTCTGCCCGTAGTCCCAGCCGGGCGTGACGCTGGTTTGACCTCCGAGTTGACCGGCGAGTCCGGCTGCGGACTGCGGCGTGGGTGCGATCGCGCCGGTGCCCTGAAAGGCGGGCTGCGCGATGTTGCCGGCCAGCGCCCGCAGGTAGGTCGGCACGGACACGTTGCCCTGCGCGCCGCGGAGATAATTCGACAACTGGAAGGTGTTCTGCGGGCCCTGCAGTTGCGCCGCAGTAGCCAGATATTGCTGGCCGAGCTGTCCCTGGGCGAGCTCGAGTTGTCGTGCCGCGAGTGTCTCGATCGGTCCCTGGGCTGCCGCAGGCTGGGCAGGTGCCGCGGCCGGCGCGGCGGGCGCAGCAGCCGGCGCGGCTGGAGCGGCGGGCGGTTGCAGAAACACGTTCGGGTCGCTCGATTGCGTGCCGACCGCCCAACCCTGGGCTACTGGCAGGCCCTGCGCCGAGCCCCAGCCGGCCTGGCCGGTGCCGCTCGGCGAGCCGACGTGCACACGCATGTCGGTGCCCACGAAATAGCCAGTACCGAGGTTCTGCGGTGCCGCTCCGGCGGCGGCAGGAGCGGCCGCCCCGCCGGTCAGGAATTGCTGGATGCCTGGCACGGGTGCTGGTGGCGTAAACCAGCCCGTGAGCGCGGCCGACGATGCCGCCTGGTTGAAGGCCTGGGCCTGCTGAGCGAGCGTGATCTGCGCCTCGAACTGGCGCTGCTGCAATTGCGCCAGCATCTGGTTGATCTGCACCTGCGGGATGCCGATCTGGGTGAGCTGGTCGCGGGCAAGCGCTAGTTGCGCGTCGAACTCGGCTTTTTGCTGGGCGAGCTGCTTGTCGGTAACACCCGAGGTCTGTCCGAAAAAGGTCGCGGCAGCGCCCGTGTCGCCGAACTGAGGCGTCGCACCGCCTCCACCACCGCCTCCGCCGCCACCGCCGCCACTGAACGTGCTTGCGCCAAAGGTGCCACCGCCTTGCTGTTGGCTGAGCGTGACGCCCGTCTGATTGGCGGCCGCCTGCTGGGCGCTGGCGAGATCCGTCGCGTTGACGGTGATCGATCCACCACTGGCGATGTTCGGCAGCGTGAACTGTGGCATCGCTCAGGCCGCCTGTGCTGCTTGCTGCTGTGCATAGTCAGCCAACTGTCGCTGCTGCCACTGGCTGAACCAGTCGTTGGCGGTGGGCTGCTGCTGTTGCTGGGCGCCAGCCGGCATCTTCACCGCGCCCGACTGCAACTCGTTATTCCAGTTCTGCATCACCCCGCCCACGCTCGCCGGCGCGTAGCCCTGGAGCACCGATGGGAGCGCGGCCGGCGCGGGCGTTTGCTGCGACGGTTGAGCACCGCCGCCGATGTTGATAGTCACCGGCGCGCTAGTCTGTGGCGCGGCTCCGGGCTGAGTCCACGTTGCTTGGCCTGGCCAGCCAATTCCGGGTGGGGCATTCGCATTCCAGGCTGCCTGGCTCGGCAAGTTGGGCGGGGGTCCAGCGCTCGCCTGTGGCGCGCCCTGCTGCCCGCCAAAGTATTTCTGAAAGAACGTCGGCAGCGCTGGTGGCGCGGGCTGCTGCGGCGCGGCGAACTGCGGTGCCTGCATCCGCTGCGCCATCTGGTTCATGATGTCCGTGAAGGCCGCGGCGCCCGCGGTCGACCCCGCTGGCGCATTCGCATTCATCTGCGCGAGCGTGCTCAGCACGTTGCCACCCAGGGCCTGAAAGGCATTCGCCCGCGCGGCCTGGGCAGCCTGCGCGGCATTGGCCATCCCCGCTTGGGTAGCGAAGCCTTGTTGCGCCAGATTGCCGGCTGCGGCGGCGGCCTGCGCGGTTGTCGTGCCGCCGAGGGTTGCGTTGATGTAGTCCTGCAGCAGATTGTTGGCGTCCTGTTCGCTACCCGAGCCACCGGGTCCGAAGACCTGTCCCTGAATGGCGCGGATGGCATTGATCTGGTCCTGCAGGCCGTAGGTCGGGCCGAGCAGGCCTTTCTGCATGTTGGCCAGCGTCTGCTGGGCCGTGGCGAGACTGCCGACAGTCTGGGCCTGAGTCGCGCCGATGTTCGCCTGAGCCTGGCCAAGTTGCGCCTGGGCGAGCGGCCCGGCCACTCCGCCCTGTGCCCCGAGGATGCGCGCTTGTGCTTCCTGCTGGAGACGCTGGGCCTCGAGCGTGCCCGTGGTCGCTTCAGCGGCACGCGGCGCAACGCCAGCCTGCGCCTCAGCCGTGGTCGCCTGGGCAGCTTGGGTGCGCGCCTGCTGCTGGAGTAGAGGGATCTGCGCCTGGATCTGGGCCGCCTGCGCACTGAGTTGATTGGCCTGAGCCTGGAGTTGATTGACTTCAGCCGGCGTTCGCGCCGTCGTCTGGGCAGCCGTAGCGTTCTGGGCCAGTGCTTGGCTCGAGGCGAGCACTGCCTGGGCCGCGACGAGATCACGCTGGCCTGGTGCGCCCTGCGTCAGAACGTCCGCCTGGACCTTTGCCGTGTTGGCATTGGCCGAGGCGAGGTTCGCCTGCTGCTGCGCCAGATTGACCTGCGACGGCGTGACTTGCTGGGCGTCGATGGCTTTTTGCAGCATCGACGCGCGCGCGGTGTTGGCCGCCTCGAGGCGGTTCTGCGCGCTCGCCAGCGTCGTGTACAGCGTGTTGAGCTGGCTGGTCGCAGAAGTCAGCTTCTGCGGGTTGGCGATCGTCGCCGGGTCGTTCTGCAGGTTGGTGACGAGGGTCTGGGCGGCGGTGATCTGATCCCACAGCCTGGCAACGTCCGCATTCGCCTGATTCAGTTCCTGATCGGAGCCGGCGATGATCTGGTCAACGGTGTACGTGCCGCCAGGACCAGCGGGTGGGCCGAGGGGCGGTGGTCCAGCGCGCACCTCGGGCGTGGGCGAAGCCGCAGCGGGAGCGGCTACTGTGGGCGCGGCGGGCTGTTCGGTGGTCGTGGGTGCTGCCGCTTGCGCCGTCGGCGGCTGCTGGGACTGCAGCCACTGAAAGAACGCGCCAAGCGCAGATTGCCCACCGAACGCCGGCGCATTGGGATCGGTCTGGCCGCCCGTGGCTTGACCCTGCGGTGTCTGCAGCCACTGACCGATCTGCCCTGCCAACCAGCCGAGCGCCGATTGGCCACCAAAGGCGGGCGCGTTGGGATCGTTCGGATCGATCGCCATATCAGCTACTCAGGGGCAACGCGAGTTGCGCGAGACCAGGCGGAGGCGGCGCCGCCGCCGGCATGGGTGGTGGTGAAGACACTGTTGCAGCCGGCGGTGGCGCCATGGCTGGTGGCGCGAGTGGTGGAGCTCCGGGCGGCGGCGCAACAGGCTGCTGCAGCGCCGGGCGAGGCAGCGCGGGCTGCGCGTTGCGCTGCGCCGCCATGAGCATCGGCAAGGTCGAGGTCTGCGGTGGTTCGGGCACTGGCTGGCCCGAGGCCTCGGCGGCCCAACCCTGGACCTGCTTGGCCGTGCTGATCGCGTCATTCACGTCCTGCGCGCCGCGGAACAGCGAGCCGCGCATCGGGTAGACCTGGTCGAGCGCCTGACCCGGCGGCATGCCGCTGGCAACGAGCTGGTGATATTTCTGATCTGCTGCCTGCGTCGAGCCGAGTGGCGAAAAATTCCAGCGCTGGACTGCCTCGTCCTTGCTCAGCTCCGTGCCACTCTGCGGCTGCCCGAGGCGACCGGCAATGCCCTGGGCGTACTCGTTCACGCGCGAGGCGAACGCGTCCACGGTGCGCTGCAGGATGTCGCCGCTACTTTGACCGGCCACCGCGTTTCTTCGCCTCTCGCTGCGTGTTGAGGGCGATCGCGATCGCCTGGCGTCTTGGCTTACCAGCGGCGACCTCTGTCTTGATGTTTTTGCCGACTGCCTTCGGCGAGGCGCTCTTGATCAGCGGCATGGACTAGTAGCCGTTGCCGTTTCCGTTCTTCGTCGGCAGTCGCTCGTGCAAATAGCCGCCGCCCTGGCCACCGGTCGGCGTCATGCCACGGTGCACACGACACGGCGGGCACGGATAACTGTGCCGATCGGCCTCGAGCATGCCCGGTTGTGGGGGCAGCAGACTGGCATTCAGCCGTGCCAGGCGATCGAGCTCCGGCTCGCTGTTGGGCCCGGCGCGTGAGCCGGCATTGCTCGGCCCGTTCTCCGCTTCGCGCCGCGTCATATGCGCGGAATGCGCGGCACGCGCGTCGCGGCGCCAGTGATGCGCGGCACGACCCCGATCGCGATTCGTGGTGCGCGCGGGATGCGAGGTGCAGCCCCTGCAGGCGCGGCGCGTCCTGCTCGAGGGGCCGGCGCCATGCGTGGCGGAGCGGCTCGAGCCGCTCGAGCGGCGGGTGCTTTCGGGGTACGCGGCATAACGACCTCCTACTTGCCGAGTTTTTTCAGCGTTTGAGCGAGGCGCGCGCGCTGGCCAAGCTTTCCGCCTTTTTCTGCAGCGGCCGCCAGTTTCTTGGCCGGGATGGGCTTATCGCCCTTCACGCCGAGTTGCGCGCGCAGTGCACCCGGTTTCTTGATGGCGCTTTGAATCCACTTCTCGGCCATGGCTATTTGCCTTTCTTGACGGGCACGCCGCGCTTTTTATCGAGCGCGTTGTCCCTCGGACTTCCCTCGCGAATCCCGCGTCGACGGTCGTCCGCGGCATCCTCAGCCGCCGTCCACGGCTTGCCGGTCCGCGGATTGATACGGCCGCGCCGCTCAGCCATAGTTCCCGATTGGGGTGTAGCCCGCCATCTCCACTTTTCTGCTGGTAACGATGATCTTGCCGCGTGAGGCTTCAGCGATCAGCCTCAACTCAGCCAGCCAGCCCCGAATCATTTCGGCGACCTCTTCGTCTGCCGCCTCGACGCTGACGCGGAGCAGCACAGTGGTCAACTCAGTTGACATTGGCGACTAGGTCGCGTTGCCGGTATCGCCGCGATTCCAGCTGTAGCTCTTCTTCGTCGCCGGCGATGCGTTGAACACGTCCGGGTTTTCGATGAAGTTGGCGATGTTGCAGTTGTCGTCCACCGCTAGCGACGTGTCGCCGCGACTGGGGATGCGCCCGGCATCCGAGCGCGGGTAACTGGTCTGATCGGTGCGATCGCCGATCGTTGGCATCCTGCTGCCATTGCCGTTATTTGCCATGCAGGCTATCCACCCGGAGGTGCTGCGGCCCCCGGTCCGACTATCGCGCCCGCTTGCTGGGAAGCGAGCACGTCCTGACGCATCGGCCCAGCGCCAATTGCCCCCGCCATGATGCCACCAATCGCGCTGTTCACCGGCTGTGGAGCTTGCGTGCCTCGCAACTGGCCGGTAGGTCGCCCGCCACCGGGCAATGCTGCCGTCGGCGTTCCGTCGGGCATCGCCTGTCCGCCCTGCACTGCTGCAAACAATTGCGCCATGCGCTGGTCATCGAGTTTTTTGCCCACGAGCTGGAACAGGTAGCTCTGGCCCTGAGGCGTGCTGAACAACAATTTTTCGGTCTGGATCTCGATCATCGTCTCGTCCGGCGACTCATCGCCTAGACCCTTCTCGAGCGCCTGGCGCAGCGGGATGCGACCCTCGAGCGACCACTGCATGAGCATCTGCGCGAACGGCAGGTTTTCGCCTTCCTCGGGCGGATAGTCTGCCCAGTAGTCGTACACGCCCTGGGTCATGTCCTGGGTCAACTCGAGCGCCTTGCGCACCGATTGGCGCATGCCCTTGGGCTGCACCGTGCAGTACACCGGCACCGTCACGTCGTACTTGTCGACGATGCGGTCGGCGATCTCGGTGGCCATGGAGCCCACGAACGTCATCGCCTGCAAACCACCGTTCAGGACGTCGTCATAGACGTCCTGCAGCATGCTGCGAATTAGGGCTCGATCATGCCCCGACGTCGCGCCAGGGCCACCGCCGGCGGCTGCCGAAGGTGCTTCCTCGTGCACCGCGCCGAGCATCAGCCCCATCAATTCGTCGACGTCCTTGTTAGTGCCGGGATGGCTGGCTGGCACGGGCGTGCCGGCCACGTATTGCGCCTTCATCGGCTGGATGTCGATCTCACGCGGCCGTCCGTTCTCGAGCACCAAGTCGGGCGAGACATCGGCGTTCGCAGGGATGAACCAGCCGCCAAACGCGTGCTGCCAGCTATGGGCGAGCTTCGCCGTCGCCAGGTTGTTCATGCCCTGCAAGACGCTCAAAAACGGCCACAGGAACGGCACACCACGCCGGTCAGGATCGGTTTCTGAGGCAAAATTGCAGCCCCACACGAACGTGCCGCACAAGCGGCTGATACCAAAGTCGGCCGCCAGGTCGACCGCCGCAGTCTCGGTCGAGCCGCCCGCGTTCACCCGCTGGGCAATCGTCAGGTTCGAGCCGTCGATGGCCGGCGTGCCAGTGACGCCCTGGCCGATGTAGTAGACGACTGAACCTGGCCGCCACAATTCGTACAGCGTGAACTTGGGGTACGAGCCGCGCGACTGGCTCATGTAGTCCGGGTCGTAGCCGGGCCCGACGTGGCCGCCACCGAAGCGCCAGCGATAGCCGCGCGCCTCGAGGTCCTCCTGCGCGTACTGCGAGCGCACGATCAGCCCGTCGAGGCGGTGCCCTGGACCGAGCAGTGGCAACGCCTGGTCGAGGCCGATAACGCGGATGGTGATCGGCACCTGGCGCGCTTTCCAGTCGAGCAGGTAATCGTCGTAGGTGTTCTTCGACTGCTTGACGCTGTTGGCCCAGAACTGGCGTTTGACCTTGCCGTTCTGGTCGACGTAGCTCGGAAAATCTTCCCAGCCGGCGGCGGACGGAAAGCACAGTACGGCGCCCGAGCCCTGGTTGAACAGCATATCCATGAGCGGCCGCCAGAACGCGCCGTGCTGGTCCTCGATGGCGGTGATGCACGAGTTGGCCCACAGCTCAAGGTCTGAGGCATTGGTGCGCGCATTAATGCTCTTGCCCATCGGATCGCGGTGGAGTCGGGGCCGCTTGCCGGACAGCATCTGCACCGCGTGCAGTGGCACCGTGACGGCATAGGGAAGCTTCACCGCGAGATTGCCGGCGATCGCGGCGAAGTCCTTGGGCACGACCGGGTCCATGCGGTTGTTGAGCCAGTCGCGACAGTCGCGCACCTTCAGACGCGTTGACTGCCACTCGTTGTACTTGGACCACCACATGGTGGCCAGTTGCGTGCAGCTCGGGACGTCGCCTGCGCTAATCACCGGTCTCGAGCACCGGCTCGCCGCGAGCGTCCAGGACGTAGCGCCGGACGATCTCCGACACCTGCGCTAGGCGGTGACGACTGTGGTTGTATCCGCTGTTTTCGAGGCCTCCGCGGCTGCCTCCGCCTCGGCCTGCTCGTCAGGCGTGGCCCTGCGCACCGCCCACTTCTCGCGGACCAGATCGCGTTCGATATGCAGGCCCTGGGCAAGCGCGCCGGCCGCGGCCTCGTCGTCACACCCGGGGATGTCGATGTAGATCGTGCTCGACTGCGCGTCGTCGAGCTGCACCTTGATCTCGCCAACGTTGATGGTGGTGGCCATGGCGTCTCCAGTGTACGAGTCGATGTCTAGGCTTCCTTGTAGCGCTTGCAGGGGCATGGCTTGACGCAGCATTTTCCTTTCAGATTGACGCCGGCATGGTGGCGCTGCGTATGACCACAGACACACACGCTAGTCATTCCTCGCGCCACTTGCGGTTGCCGCCCACGAGCGCGCCCGAGTGACGCACCGCGACGGGCCCGGACATCGCGATCAGCATCGCTCGCACGTTCGCCAATCGCTCGACGGCCAGCCTGACCACATACGCCAGCGCGTCGACCCGGTCATCATGCGCCGAGCGGGGAAAGCGTGACATCTCGCTCGAGAGCGCGTGCCACCACGGTGCCTTGCGATCGACGCTGATATGGCCGGCCTTGGCCCGCCCGGTGATGATCATCGCCCGCGCGATCTTGTCGGCATCGGCCTCGACCCCTTCGATATGGCACCGCTTGTGCTGAGTGAGACGCTCGATGTTGCGAACCAGATCACGCGTGGCACCCTGGTGCTCGTAGGCGCGCTTTTCGATGCCGACGAGCAGCGGTCGCCAGATGTCGATGTACTCGGCCAAAGCGATGTCATGCCGCTGTTCGCCGAGGTGCTCGGCGTACACGTCGAGGACGTGGATCATCGGCAGTTGTGGATTTCGATCGACGGCGACGGTGACGGCGACGGTCCAGTCACTCGAGTCCTTTTCCGAGTAGTTGAGGTCCCAGGCCTGGACGATGTCGCACGCCTCGAGATCCAGATCAGACGGGCGATCGACGAACCAGCCGGGGTTGAGCACCAGGCCAGCGCGCGGTGACGGCCGCTGGTCGTACTGGCTGGAATAGGCGTACGGCCCGAGGTCGATTTTTAACTGCTCAATGCGTTCGGCGCTGAAGCGCTGAGGGCTCAAAAGTTGTGCAGAAGCTGTGCGAATCTCGTGCGGTTTTCCCGAAAACGCGCACGGTTCGAGTTGCGATGGGCGCGTGTGATCAGGGTCGAATTCCATCGGGAGCTCGATGTGGTGGATGCGCGCGCCCTCACGCTCAAGCCAGTCGGCAGTGAGATCCTCCTCGTGCACGCGCTGGCCGACGACGACGCGCACGCCGCCCGGCAAGCGTCGCGACGGATACACCTCGCGCCACGTGGTGAGCACCGTCTCGCGCTCGGCGTCGGACTCGGCCTTGCGCACGTTATGTGGGTCGTCGACGACCACGTACTGCGCGTGCTCACCGGTGACACCACCGGCCATGCTGGTCGCCAGTCGCCAGCCGGTGCGGTCGTTGGCGTAGTAGCTCTTCACGTTCTGGTCCGAGGCGAAGCGGAACTGCTCGCCCCACCTGGTCTGGTACCAGTCGCTCTGCATCAGGCGCCGCGTCCGCCACGCGTCGCGCACCGCCAGACGGGCGTCGTACGAGCTCGTCAGCCAGCGCGACCAGGGCTGCCACGTCCAGCACCACGCCGGCCAGAACACCCCGACGGTCAGGCTCTTGGTGGTCTCTGGCGGCACATTGATCAGCAGGTCGCTGATCTGTCCGCGAGCGCATGCCTCGAGGTGCTCGGCGAGCAACTCCAGGTGCCAGCCGCCGATGAATGGCTCTGACGGCTCGAGCAGTGGCCACGCGCCCTCGAGGAACGCGAGCAGGCCGATGTCGGGCTTCGCCTCAGGCGGGGGCGTCCAGATCGTCTGCGCCTGTGCCGAGCGCGGCGTGTGCAGGCCCAATAAGGCCCAGCGTCTGCGCTGTTGCGGCGACGCCAGCGAGCTTATCGCCGAGAATGCCGTGGGCAATGCCGAGCTTGTCGGCATCCTGGGCGCGACAGTAGGCAGGGTCACCGAACACCTGCGCCTGGACAATCATGGCCTCGAGCGCCGTGCGGAAGTAGGTCATGATCAACTCGATGTCGGTGCGTTGTCGTTTTTCTGGTGCAATTGGTTGCACACCCGCTGTTACCCATCGCGACACCAGCCCATGATCGAGACCGAAGTCGCGCGCGGCCTGGCTGATGGTGGTGCCGGCCATGATGGCCGCGAGCACCTGGGCACGCAGCTCGGGCGGATGCGGGACACCGCGCGCCATGGCTCAGCCATGATTGCAAAGCGGGCAGCGCAATGCCTCGCCGAAGTGTGGCTGGTTGACATCAAGGTCGCGTCTGATCCTGCCGAGGCCATGACAGGCAGGACAGGCGTTCACATCGCCACCGCAGTTCGGGCAATCGCCAAGCACCACCGCCACACGCTGGCGAGTAGGCAGTAATGGCTCGCCTGGCAAACCTGCGGCGCGTACCTCGTCCTGCTCGGCATCGGCACGCAGCCAGGCCTCGAGGCCGGCGCGTGAGCGCTTGTGCTTGACCATGTCCATGTAGCGCGACCAGGAAATCGCAAAGGCTTCCGGATCACTGAAGCGTTCGCGCCATTCATTGGCGATCGCGCGTGCTTCGGCAGGTGTGAGCACGGCCGTTCGTCTTCAACAAGAAATCAAACCGTCGGTCGGTCAGTCGGTTGGTCGCCGGCGACATGAATTGGCGGCTGTGCCAAGCGGCGACGCACTTCTTCAGGTAAAGCAGCGTTGAGCGAGCTGCTGAGCGGTGCCAGACCACCGTCACCTCGCGTGCGCGCGTGCGCACGTACGACAGACCCGACAGACTGACTGACCGGTAGATGATTACCGGTACGGTCCGGTACGGTAGACTGCTGACGTGTTTTGACATCAGCGCTGACGTCATCATGACGTAAGCGCTGACGACGTGCTGACTGAGCCTTCCGGTTGGACTCTCTGCGCAGCGCCCGTTGCTCGGCCAACTTACCGGCGTAGTCCAGCCAGTCATGGATGCGTAATTGTTGCGGCGTCTCCGCCGGCTCCACGAACCCGGCCACTATCAATGCCGCCCAGAAACGCTCCGCCTTACCACTCCACATGCATGCCCTCGCTATCACTGGCTTGCTGTCGGCAGCGATCAGACCATCGGTGGCGTACTCGAGCGCCCACCACCACAGAAAGTGCAGGTAGCCGACCGCGCACGGCACGTTGCAGCCAAGCTCCCGCGCCAGCCGCAGCGTCTTCGGATGGTGGCCCAATGCCTGGTGCGACTCGATCCACGCCATCAGACCGCCATCTCGACCTGTACGAACATCGGCGCATCGTCCGTGACGCGGTTGAAGGCCTGCACCGTGTAGTCGTGTTTCTGCTCGCACAGAATCGCCTCGCGGCCCAGCCGGTCCGCCACCAGGCCCACGGTGCCACTGCCGGCGAACGGGTCGAACACCGTGTCGCCCGGGCGTGTCGAGGCCTTGATGAGCGGCTCGAGCACCTTGGGCGGGA